ATGAGCAAGCCTGATCACGCTGGCGGTCCCGTCGACCGTATAGAGCTCCTTGGAGCCATTATCGACGATGAGCGCGTGCGGCTCATCCACATCAAGACCGCGCGCCACATTCTAAAGCGCTATTACCAGAAGCACGGCAACGCGCGCGCCAGTGTTAGTTTCTTGCAGCAAGCCACTGGCCTAACAAGGGGCAGCGTCGCAAGCGCAACAGAGGATCTTGTAGCGTGGGGCTATTTCACCCGCGTGATGGGTTCTGGCAAACGGCCCTCCGAATACCACCCGAATTTTAGCGTTCTACAGTCGCCGGACGCTACTGGCGTCCTACCGTCACAGGACGATACAGAATCAAGCGTCCTACAGCCACAGGACGAGATCGTCCTACGGTCACAGGACGCTAAATCTGGTAGCGTCCTACAGCCGCAGGATCAAACTCATTTACTGGTCTCGGCTACAGCCAGAGACAAAGTAAATACATCCGCAGCGGGCACGGGGGCGGGCCTGTCGGCCGCCCCGGCCCGTGCGTCTGAAGACCGCGTGATGACCGTTGTATCAAGCCACATTGAGCACGACGAAGACGAAGGCTCCGACTGGCTTCAAATGGAGCTTCAAGCTGACGATGGCGCTAAAGAGCAATATGCCGTGTGTGTCCAAAGTGACGAAGATCAAGCGATGCAGGAGCGCGGCATGAAAAAGCTCGAAAGGCTGGCGACCGCCCTTGGCATCGACCAGATCAACGCGCCGGGCGACGTGGTAGGCAAGACGCTTCTGCTTACGGCCAGTGACGACTTCCTTCCTTTGGAGGCCGCGTGAAGTACTTCTCCCGCATCAATGCCATAGCCAATCGCCTCGGGCGGTTGGCGCCGAGCCACAGAGATCCGTTTCGCTTCCATGAAGAAAAAAGCGAGTTGGTGCACGAACTTCGAAGGATAGCGGATGAAAGCGCTGGCCTCCGCGCTGCCAATGACAACCGGCCGTCGGTAGGACGGCCGGGACTGCTAAGCCAAGCTAGCGGGAATGTTTCCGCCGCATATACGCCCTGATCTTAATGACCGATAGCGCGATTGAGAGAAGTCCGGCCGTGATCGTTATGATCACTGCAATTATATCCATTGGTTCGTCTCGGCTTGCGAAAAAAAGCAAGGAGCGCTATCACGGTGCTGCGACACTACCGTCCTAGCCATGGCTCACCGTTCGCGGCAAGCCTAACCGCTAAGGGCAACCCATAACGGCTCCGGACGAATCTGGAGCCGTTTCCTTTTGTGGTTCTCTCATTTCAGATTTCCGAAAGGAAGTGGGCGTACGCATCTATCCACAAGCAGTTTCACAGTAAACATTATGCTTTTTCGTGCGACCGAAAAGTTATCCACAGGTCTTGACACTGTTTTTAAATGAAATTTCTGCATTCCGGGGTGGCTTATCCACCGCCCGAAAAACTTTCAGCCTAAGCACGAATTTCCGCTATCTCGCCCTCCTTGAAGAGTCCCTCGGTCCACCGGACACAGGCCAGTAGGCAGCCACGCAAAACTAAAATTTCAATTTTTGTTTTTTAAGCAAGACGACGTTGGCCGAGCGCCGAGGATGTGGCGGGAGACCTCACAGACGACCAGCGTGCGTCCATTCTGGCGGCTGTGAGCGCGTCCGACTACAAGAAGTCACCGAAGGCCAAGAACTGGGTTGGAGGCGCTGTAGCGTACGCTGTGGGGCTGGATTTGGACGACAACGTGCAGCGCAAGCGGGCGGCCAGCCTTGTGAATGTCCTCATGAGGGAAGGTGCACTTGTCGAGCGCGAGGAGCGGGATCCGGTGCGGCGTGAGCTGGCGGTGTTTGTGAGGGCGGCTTAGGGAACCAAACCCGGGATTGCGAGTTATGTGGCCAGACAGCTTGCGCACTGACCACGGATGTACTGGCAGAGGCGATAGCTACAGGAAGGCTGGGGCAGCGATGCACCGGCCTTTTTTGTTTTTCTATGTATGCGAGAATTTCTTGGTGGATTAAGATGCAGTCCCTTCTGGCCTACAGTCGGGCTATCGTGCTAACAAACTCCATGGGTTTCGTCACAAAACAATGCGCGAGATTAAGTGACTGTGATGATTAAGAAAAATCAACCAAGTCGACTAGAATGGCGTATGTCGCAAGATGAAAACCAGCTTGCCTTCGACTTCAATCCGCCTCTTCCGACGCTTCAGCAGCTTTGGACCCCTGACGATATCTACCTCAAGTGCGACGCTGATACGATAGCGCTATTCAAAGAGGATAATCGCGTCGAAAGAAAGAGTGCAAAGATCAAACAAAAAGATCTGGCTGATTATCTGTCGATGTGGGCAAATACCCAACCTAGCGGCGGTATTGTTTTCATCGGTGTCGAAGACAACGGTCGAATTTCTGGATGTAAAGGCATTCACCAAAACCACATAAACGAGATCCATACCGTTGGAAGATTATGCCCAGACGCGCGCTTTGAATTCAAGAACGTCGCGGTAAAAAATACCAAGGACGAAGACGATTTTGTCATTGTCCTCAGGGTTCATTATAGAGCGGAAAAACTCGTCGAAACAGTTGATGGCAACGCTTACGTTAGGGAGGGCGACGAAAAGCGTTCGCTCACCGAAACCGAGAAAAGAGAAATCAGGCTCAATAAGGGCGAACTGGATGTAGAGTCGGAGCGTGTTCCGCTTCGGTATCCAGATGATTTTAATATTAGCCTGCTAAACGATTTTAAAAACCTATTCATTCAAAAACGGCAACTTACCAGACCTTACAACATTGAAGAGGTTCTTCATTTATCGAAACTTGGAAAACCATCGCCATCGGGGTTTCAGCCTAATTTGGCTTGCGCATTGCTTTTCGCCAAGGACGCGCGAGAGGTGGTTCCAGGGGCATTTATTCGCGTCCTGCGGTACGATGGTGTCGAGGAGAAGTTCGGCAGAAACCTAAACTCCGTCGCCGACAGGATCTTCGATGGACCACTAGCTATCCAACTTAAGAATGCTGAAAATTTCATAGAAACGCAGATCCGCAATTTCACGAGACTTGGTGAAGACGGACGCTTCGTGACGAACCCTGAATATCCCAAGGAGGTTTGGCTAGAGGCGCTGGTCAATGCGGTAGTGCACAGGTCCTATAACCTGAAGCAAATGAATATTTTTGTGAAGATGTTTGACGACAAAATTGTCGTTGAGTCCCCGGGTGCTTTCCTGCCCCCGACCACCGAATCTACCGTTTACGAAGCTCACAATCCGAGAAATCCAAATCTAATGTGGGGCCTATTCTATTTCGATTTTGTCCAGTGCGCCTTTGAGGGGACGCGACGAATGAGGGAGGGAATGAGGGAGGCAAGGTTACCTGATCCTAGGTTCAAGCAACGGCAAAGCGGTACATTTCAGGTATCGGTGACGTTGGAAAATGACGTACAGCACCGAAAGCAGTTCGTTAGGACGGAGGCGGTATCCGCAATCAATCCCGATCTCTATGCGGAACTGTCCGAAAGCGAGAAGATGATCGTAAACTATCTGGCTGAACGTTTAAAAGTCAACGTAACGGATGCCGGATTGGTGATTGCTCGCGACTGGAAGGACACGAAGGGTATCCTTGATGGATTGGTAGCCAAAGGGATACTAGCACGTTCCGACGGCAAAACTCGGAGCAGGCACCGCTTTTACTACCTTAAAGGCCGTCTAAATAATTGGCTGTAGTCACAACTCAGCATGGACAATATACAACTTCTAATACCGCCCGGATAACAAAATTCTATCCGTGCAGTAACTGTGCACATACGGGCGGAGACACCCGCACAGTGCTGCCCGGTTGGTGCACGTTTAGTAGGGTATATATTTATATATACCCCTACACGTGCAACCGTGCAGGGCGATGTGCCGCGCGCACGGTTCTCAAGATGATTTTAACTGGGCAACGTGCGGCGGGCAGGAGGGCGGTCGGAACACAACCCGGAACAAGTACGGTCCCAATTCCATTTGCGGCTCATGAGGAGAACGCAAATGCGCGAGAACGAAATACAGCCATACACCGTCGAGGAGCTGCAGCAGAAATATGCCGTAAGCCTGCATGTGGCAGTGGAGGTGCTCGAACACTTTCGAGGCGATCGGTCGAAGATCGACAAGTTTATGAAGCGGTGCCCGAACCGGGACGCTGAAAAAAACACCGACGAAAACGGGCTGGCTTGAACCAAGCCAAGGCCGCTTTTTAAATTTGCAGATCCGGTCTTGAACGCGCCTTTTCTGCCACCAATATTTTTCGTGCTTCTTGATCTGGTTGTTTGGATTGGAGGTAAGAAATGAACAGCCAAGATGTTTTGTTTCGAGCACCCGTTCGTGTTCGCATGCAGTGCGGACTCGAGAGAATATTCCTCAGCGTCTACGATGCGCTGGACTACCTGGAGCACGAGTGGCCCCTTCGCCGCGGGGATCGCTACAAGCGGGCGGTACACCGATGCCGGGCCGCACTGGCTTGGGCCGCGTCTCCGGATGTCGCGCGTGAGGCTTTCATCGCAGCTTGCCTGGAGGCAGGCATGCCGATGGTTATGACAAGTCCGCCGGTGGGCAAACAAAGGCCCGATCTTCAAGCAACTGGATAGATACACAGCCCCGCGGAAAGCGGGGCTTTTTATTTGCGGAAAAAATATTTCGCAAATCCACTACCCGTTTTGGCTCCTCTCTCGGAAAGTATGTGTGTCACCGCCACGACACCACACCACGAGGAGACGCCAATGCAAACCAACCAGCCGCGCAAAGCCACCAGCCAGACTACCCGCATCAACGGCAAGCGCGTGGTCATCCGCACAAGCGCCAAGGGCAAAGTCTCTGTCGCCGATGCCCCCATCAAGGAAATCGAAGGGCAGGCGGCTCAGGTCCGCGCCCTGCGGTCGCTGCCGGAGTACGGCCGCCAGTTCCTGCTTGCTGGCGACATGAACAGCGCGAAGCGCGGTCCACGTGCTCAGGCTGATGCTATCGCAACTGGCATGACGCCGGGCGAAGCCGATCTGCGGATTTACCTCAAGGGCGGGAAGATGCGGATGATCGAGAACAAGGCCGGCAAGGGGCGACTGTCACCGGCTCAGGTTGATCGGCATGCTTCGCTGGCACGGCTCGGGCATCCAGTGGAGGTGGTGCGGTTCACATCCACGGCAGAAGCGACCAGCAAGGCGGTGGCACTGGTCAAAGGCTGGTTGGCCGACAACGACAACAGCAAGCAGCGAGAGGAGGGAGAATGAACCCATTACTGCACAGGGTGGCACGCGGAAAGCGGGAGCGCCTGGATGATTATTGCACTCGCGTTATCGCGCATCATTGTCAGTCTGACATACCAGGAGCGCGGGAGGACATGATTGGCGAGGTTCTTCAATACCATCGCGACTGCATCACCGAATACGTCGAGCAAAAGGAACGCGAAACGGCAGCAAGTGCCAGTCGTCATTTGGAGGCGAGGCTCGCAGCAGCACTTGCGGATCTCGAAAAATACAAGGGCGCATACATTTCCATGAAAGCTAATGCACCTACGTCGATAGCGCTCCGCGAGGCAGAAGAAGGATGCATCAAGTCTTTTAATCTGGCCCGCGAGAAAGCGGCAATGCTGTTCGAAGGCGAGGGCGGTCAGCCCACCGAATCCAGCGAAGCGATTAGAGCAATCCCGGATCCCAAGCCACGATGGAGCAAGCGATGAAAACAGCCAAAGTGAATGTCATTCTAAGCGCAACCACAGGCCGTCCGGTGGAGAGTATCGGACAAATGATCAAGGATGCAAAGCCGATCGTTGAGGCTCGGAAAAAAGCGGAGGCGAAGGCAATGAGAATTCAGACGAGCCGGATCGGAAAGCGCCAATCAAAGGGTGAGGGATGGAACGGCGCCGCTAACGACAATGTTTCGATGCCAGCAATCCGCTGGCTGCTTACGCAAAAAAAGGACGAGATGCTGAAGCCGCTGCTAGCCTACATTCGGCTGGACCGGGAGGCCAACAGCGGGGCCGAGCTAATCGGAAACACGTACACGACCCAAGATCTTCTGCAGGTGGACCAGAACACCTGGATTGATCCAAAAACAGGCGAGCTGAAGTACAAGGGCGAGCGCAGGCTTACGGGGATTGATTTTACCGGACGCGAACATGCCGGAAAATCGAAAGCCGATCCGATGCAGATCAAGAAGGCCCCGGCGTCGGTCCCTAAGCCATTCATGGGCGACAAGCCCGTGATTGAGAGACTGGATGCGAAGCCGAAGCTAGAACGACTGAGGACGGCGCTTGGACCACTGTTGGAACCATTCGAGGAGCTGGCTCTCTACGGCAAAAAACTAGAAGCAGTAGGTTGGACTGCAGGTGCCTCTAACGAGCGGGCGGCGATGTCGGTGGGCGGATCGATCTTGCTGATGGGACTATCGTGTGTGGCGGGAGAGCTCATGGCCATGAAGCGGCAGGACAGGATCGCCGCTTAGCTGTACAGCAAAATTCAGCGCGAACCGGTTTATATGTAGGGTTCTTTAAAAGGCCGCGGTGGCGGCCTTATTCTTTTGGTCGCCCCAGCTTTAGGTCATCCAGGCAAAGGACGTGCGACCAACCCGGCTCAGGCCGGGTAACTATCCAAGAATAGCAAGAACGACCGGCTCGTCAGCGAAAACCATTATGAGGTTGTCGTCTTGCTTCCCAATCCCATGCGCGTTCTCCTCCGCTTGCATGGTGATCGTGCGGCCCGTTCCCTTTGCTGGTTGAGCGGGCCGCTTTTGTTTTCTGCTTGGTTAAGCTAGTCACCAAGGCACACGTCGCACAGAGGGTTCTCTGGGTCAGTGGTCAGATATGACACAACCGGCGTGCAGCACATCAAGCAAACGGTGTCGCATCGGCTTAATTCATCCTGTCGCGCCCTTTCGGCTCGGTTCGCTTCGATCTTGGCCATTTCGTTACTGCGCCGACGAAGTTCTGCTGCGATCTCTTCTTCTGTAAAGCCACCCATCTTGCTTGCCCCAGCTCAATGTATACCCAGCATTGAACATTGCACGTCATAAGGGTGTAGAGCAATGCCCAAACCCTACGGCCGCTCAGCGGAAGCCGCGCTCTACCGTCGAATGTACAGGACGGCACGATGGCAGCGCTTACGTTTGGCGCAGCTTGCTGCCGAGCCGCTATGCCGGTTCTGCTTGGCGATCGAGGATGTTACCGAGGCAACGACGTGTGACCACGTCAAGCCGCACAAGGGCGACGAGGCTTTGTTTTACGACCCAAGCAACCTGCAATCACTTTGCGCTCCATGCCACGACAAGCTGAAGGCTCGCATCGAGCGAGGCCAGCAGGCAGTGGTCATTGGTGTTGATGGCTATCCGGTCGAAGTCGGTGGGTAGGGGGGTGGTCGCAAAGTCGACGATCGCACTGGCCAAGGACCGCCGGGGTAACGCAACGCATATGCAAACACAGATTTTTGCCTAGCGCGTGCGCAAGCGCGCGTGCGCGAGGGGATTCCGCATGTCTGAGAAGAAAAGCCGCGTCGACAGCGTTGATGAGGCCGTAAGGATAGCGTCGGCGGCTTCTGAGGAGATCCAGTTTCCCGAGAACGTGCCGCTCGACGACGGCGACGTCCCATTTTTCAAAAACGTCATTGCCGAATACGCCCGCGCCGATTGGTCGGCGCACCAGCTTGAGATTGCCGCGATGCTTGCCCGCACGATGGCCGACCTCGTGAGGGAGCAGGATCTGCTCCGCACCGAAGGTTCAGTCGCAGTCACCGAAAAAGGGACGCCCGTCGCCAATCCGCGAAAATCCGTGGTTCAGATGCACGCATCTTCCATCCTTTCGTTTCGCCGGTCGCTGGCGCTGCATGCGCGCGCAGTTCAGGGCGAGGCGAGGGATGCAGCGAAGCGTCGCGACCAGGCCAAGGAGATTGAGGCGGGCGCCAGCGTGGACGACGAACTCCTAGCCTAATCGAGGTTGTGAATGCTTTCTGAGGCCGTGGTCGGCGCCATCAAGTGCGGCCCGATCCCGGTTCTGCGCGACTGGCGCGGACTACCGACGACGGAGCTGACGCGCGGCGAGAAGATGTGCCGCTTTATCGAAGAATACTTGGTTGTGCCAGAGGGCGCGCTGGTCGGGCAGCCAATCAGGTTGCTGGACTTCCAGGTGGCCTTCATCCTCTCGGTCTACGACAACCCAAACGGCACGTCGCGAGCGTATTTGTCGATCGCACGTAAGAATTCCAAGACGGCTACTATCGCCTGCCTCTTGCTCGGCCATGTGATTGGACCAGAGGCCTTTCCGAACAGCCGCATCATGTCGGGCGCGCGCTCTCGCGATCAGGCTGCGGAAGTATTTAACTACGCCAGCAAGATGCTGATGATGTCGCCGCGCCTGAAAGGGCTGTATCGCATCGTTCCTTCCGGCAAGATGATTGTCGGCTTGCGCAAGAACGTCGTTTACCGCGCCAGCTCGGCGGAAGCCAAGAGCGCGCACGGTGGTTCGCCGCTGGTTGCCATCCTCGACGAGGTTGGCCAGATCAAAGGTCCGCACGACGACTTCGTCGAAGCGATCGTGACATCGCAAGGCGCCTACGGCGACAAGGCGATGATCTTCGCTATCTCGACGCAGGCAGCGACTGACGGCGACCTTTTTTCGCGATGGCTGGACGATGCCGAGACATCAAAAGCACCACGAACGGTTTCGCACCTCTACACGGCTCCGGCTGATTGCGACGTCCTCGACGAGGAAGCGTGGAAAGCCGCAAACCCTGCGCTTGGCAAATTCAAGTCCGTTTCTTCGGTTCGCGACGACGCGGAGCGCGCGGCACGTATGCCGACTGAGGAGGCCAGCTTTCGTTGGCTCCATCTCAACCAAAGGATCGATGCTAATGCTCCGTTTGTGTCGCCGGCTATTTGGCGAGCGTGCAACGCTCGAGTTGTGGACTTTGATGGTCTCCCTGTCTTTGGTGGGCTCGACCTTTCTGAGGTAAGCGACCTGACTGCTCTGGTGCTCATGGCGCCGAAAGAGCGGGACGGAAAGACCATCTGGCATGTGAAGCCGACGTTCTGGTTGCCGGGAGACGGCATCCGAGCCAAAGCCAAGGCCGACCGGGTGCCGTATGACATCTGGCACAAGGATGGCCATCTCGAAGCCGCCCCAGGCAGAACCGTTGACTACGAGTTCGTTGCGCATTACTTGCGCGACCGCTTCGAAGAGATGGATATCCGCAAGATCGCGTTCGACCGCTGGAATTTCAGGCACCTGAAGCCATGGCTGCAGAAGGCAGGCTTTACTGACGATCAACTTGAAGGCGACGATGCTGTATTCCAGCCGTTTGGGCAGGGCTTCCAGTCGATGTCGCCGGCTCTCCGCGAGCTAGAAAGCATCATCCTCAACGGCAACCTCGCTCACGGCGACCATCCGGTACTGACGATGTGCATGATGAATGCCACCGTCAAAGCGGATCCTGCTGGCAATCGAAAGCTCGTCAAACATAACCGCGAACGCCGCATCGACGGCGCGGTCGCCTTGGCAATGGCAACGGCGATGGCCGGAACCTACGAGGGCTATTCAATGGCGTCCTCACCTTGGGACGACCCGGATTTTTCTCTCACAAAGGCGGCATAAATGGCTGTAAAAGACTGGTTTAGCCGCCGCACAGCGGAAAAACCTGCGGAAAACCGCGCAAACATCGAAAGCCCAACCGTTCCGGTGAGCGCCGAGAATTTTATGGCGTTCTTCGGCGTGCAGCAGGCCAGCCTGCCGCGTGTAACTATAGACGCGGCGCTCACTGTTCCGGCCGTGCTTGCAGCCGTCGCCTTTATGTCCAGGACGCTTGCCGCTATCCCGCGGCACGCGTATCGCGACACGAAGGAAGGTGCCAAGCGCGTAGGCGGCAGGCTTGAGGTCGTCGTCAACCGGGCTCCAAACGAAACAATGGGTTCGTTTGCTTTCTGGCAGTGGTTCTGGCAGCAGGTTTTCACCGGTGGCCGCGGACTAGCCTACATCGAGCGCACGGCGCAGGGCGTGGATTCGCTCTGGCCTATGGATCCGTCGAAGACGGTCATCAAGCGCACTGGTTTTAAGACGGTCTATCAGTTTGACGGCAGGGATTATCCCGCCGAGGACGTGATCGACGTTCCGTTTATGCTTCACTCCGACGGGGTCAAGCATTACGGCCCAGTACAGCGCGCAACCAAGGCAATCCAGCTCGCTATTGCCATGAACGACTACGGCTCGAATTTCTTCGCTGGTGGCGGCGTTCCTCCGCTTTCGCTGGAAGGTCCACTCCCGACTGGCGCCGAAGCGATGAAGCGCGCGCAGGCGGACATTAAGCGGTCTGTTGATGCTGCCAAGGATGCAAGCGAGCCGATCTTCCCGATCCCGGCGGGCTACAAATTGCAGCCGGTCGGTATTGACCCAGCCAAAGGCCAGATGATTGAGGCTCGACGGTTCCAGGTCGAGGAAATAGCGCGCGCATGGCAGTTGCCGCCCGTGTTTCTGCAGGATCTGTCCCGCGCGACGTTTAGCAATGCCGAGCAGCAAGATCTCCACCTGGTCAAACACCTTATTGGCCAATGGACGAAGGCGCTTGAGGACGAGTTGAACCTTAAGTTTTTTGGCCGCTCCGGCAATGGTCGTTATGTCGAGCACAATCTCGATGGGCTGATGCGTGGCGACTTCAAGAGCCGTATCGAAGGCTTGGCGCGAGCAATCCAGACGGCGCAAATTACGCCTAACGAGGCACGCGCACTCGAAAACAGGCCGGCGATGAAGGATGGCAACGATTTGCTTGTCCAGGGGGCAACTGTTCCGCTTGGACAGCATCCACTCGACACGGGACAAGGCGGGGCACCTCCACCGGCCAACGACAATCAAGACAGCGAGGCGGAAGCCGCATGATCAAAGACATTGAAAAGCGTGGCGGCACGCTTGGCGTTGAAATTCGCGCCGAATCCGACAAGCGAACGCTCGTGGGCTATGCCGTTGTCTGGGATAGCGACACCACGATCGGCGACTATTTTGTCGAGCGCATTGCCAAGGGCGCTTTTACTCGCGCTCTCGGCGGCGACGTGCTTGCGCTAGTCAACCATGACTGGGGTCGCGTTATCGGACGCACGAAGAGCAAGACGCTCAGGCTGCAGGAAGACGATCGCGGCCTCAAGGTCGAGATCGATGTTCCAAACACGACCGACGGCAACGACCTATGGGAGCTTGTCGAGCGTGGCGACGTAAGCGGGATGTCATTCGCGTTTCGCGCAACAAAGCAGGAGTGGGACGACACCGGCGAATTGCCGAGCCGAACCATTCTTGAGGCGGAGCTTTACGAAGTCACAGCCACGCCAATCCCCGCGTACGAAGACACCACGCTTGCCAAGAGGTCGCTTGAGGCCATGAGGGCCGAGGCTGAGGCAGCGAAGTCTGACGAGCAGCGTAGGGCAGAGAACAAGGTCGCTGCTGCACGCCGCGTTGCTGAGCGCAAAGCGCGGCACGAGCAAGTAATTCGAGGCATCCGGCAGGACGCTTCGTAAGGCGGTCACGCGACCGCAGTCACCCGGCACAGCCGGAGGGCATGGACGACTGTCCTGCCAACCAAGAAACCCTTTACATTGGAGACCTTAATGGCAACTCTTACCGAGCTTCAGGAAAAGCGCGGCCGCCTGGTAACCCAGGCCCGCGAAGCCCTGGATGCTATCACCAAGAATACCGATGAAGCCCGCTCCGCCGAACTCGACAAGCGCCACGATGACATCATGGCCGACTTCGATAAGGTTGAGAAGCAGATTGAACGCGAGGAGCGTCAGGCCGCAATCGAAGCTCGCTTCGAAGAGCGCGCACGGAAGGATCGTGAAAACCGGCGTCCCGGCGGTGACGGCGAATCCCGCGGCCAGGACGATGGCGAAGCGCTCGACTATCGTCGTGTGTTCCACAAATTTATTGCCGCTGGCGCAGACCTCGCAGAGCTCGACGCTGAAGAGCGCGTTGTGCTCAAGGCCGGCGTCCAGTCCGGCAAGGAATTCCGCATGCAGACGACCGGCACCAATACTGCCGGCGGCTACACGGTCCCAGTCGAGCTCGCAGAAATCATCGTGAAGACGATGAAAGACTGGGGTCCGATGTACAACGACGATATCGTGACCACCCTCAACACGACGTCGGGCAACGTGATCAACATTCCAACTGTTGATGACACTGCTACTACCGCTGAGAAGCACACTGAAGGCACCGCGCTGACGGATGATGGAGGCAAGGACGCGACTTTCGGTCAGCGAACCCTCGGCGCCTACGTCTACGACACCGAGTTCGTAAAGTTCTCTATGGAGCTTGCTGCCGACAGCATCTTCAACATGGAGGCCCTGCTTGGTGCTCTGCTCGGCGAGCGACTTGCGCGCATCGCCAATCGCGAACTCACCATCGGTGATGGCACTGGCGACCCGAATGGCGTTGTAACTGCATCCACCCTCGGCAAGACGGCTACGGCAGCCGCTGCTATCGCGTCCGACGAACTCATCGACCTCCTGCACTCGGTCAATGCGGCTTATCGCCGTTCTCCGAAGGCCCGCTGGCAGTTCGCCGACCTCACGCTGGCTGCCATCCGCAAACTGAAGGACGGCCAGGGCAACTACCTCTGGCAGATGGGCGACATCACCAAGGAGCAGCCAGGCACGCTGCTGGGTTACCGCTACGAGATCAACGACGACGTGCCGCTGATTGCAGCTGGCGCGAAGCCCGTTATCTTCGGCGACTTCTCCAAGTACTTCGTCCGCAAGGTCGGTTCTCCGGTCATCGGTGTACTGCGTGAGCGCTTCTGGCCTGATCTCGGTATCGCTGGCCTCATCCGTTTCGACGGCGAGCTCGGCGACTCCGCCGCAATCAAGCACCTTGTCATGGCTGCTTCCTAATTGAGGACGGCGGGCTCCGGCCCGCCTCCAACTCAAGGAGAAAAGCATGAAACTGAAGCTTTTGATTGGCCTGTCAGGCAATGAATATTCACTGTCACCCGGCGACGAACGCCACTTTGAAGACGACGAGGCAGAGCGCCTTATCGCCGCCGGCTACGCCGTTAAGGTCGATGAGTCGGGCGACACAGTAACAACCACCAGGCGGAGAGGTAGGGCGAATGTGGTATCCTCCGAAGGTGACGGCACGAACGACTGAACCGGTCTCTCTGGAAGAGGCCAAGAGACAGTTGAGCGTGTTTCATGACGATAACGACACGTTGATTGAGGCGATCGTCGCATCGGCTGTGGATCACGTCGAGAAATACACTGCAACAGCAGTTGCTGTGCAGACGATAGAGGCCAAGTGCGACAGCTTCGCTGATTTCGCGCATGTGCCTGTCACCCCGCTTACCAGCGTTGCGATTTCCTACGTGGATACTGACGGCGAAAGCCAAACCATCGCCGAAGCAGACTATGAGCTTCGCGCCGATGGCCTTCACGTTTCTATCGTGCCAGCATACGGCAAGCAGTGGCCCGCCAAAAGGCTTGGCTCTCGCATCACCGTGACGTCGCAGGCCGGTTACGAAACGACGCCGCCGGCAATCAAGCACGCTATCCTGCTGTGGGTGGCTGATGCCTACGAGCGACGCGAGAACAGTGTGGATGAGGGCTTTTCGGCGTTCGACGCCTTGCTCTGCAACTTCAGGCGCAATCTCTGATGTGGCTCCGCTTCCATGAACCGTTCGACTGGCGCCAGCCAGGTTTCACCATCGCCTATCCGGGCGGTCTTTACAACGTCACGCGCAAGTGCGCCGCGGCTGCAATAGCGGCCGAGGCTGCCGAACCCACCAAGGATCGACCGAATGCCAAAACGCAAGAGGGCGGGCGCAGGCTCGCTGAGTGAGCGCATCGGCTTTGAGGCCGAGGTTGAGGGCGATGATGGGTATGGCGGCGTGGTGGTCGGCTTTGCTGAGCAATTTGTCGAACCGGCCAGACTTGAACCGCGAGTCGGATCGGAAACGGTCATAGCCAGCCGGCTTCAGGGATTGCAGCCATTCACCATGACTGTCCGGAGCAACGAGCGCACGCGCACCATAACGCCAGCTTGGCGGGCGCGAAACAAGCGCACCGGTGTGCTTTACGCAATCAAGGCTGCGGTCAACATCGACGAGCGCAACCAGTGGATCGAGCTGCTTGTGGTGCAGGGGGAGGCGTCGTGATCAAGGCGAAGGTTCTGGGCCGCGAGGCGCTAACGAAAAAGCTCAATCAGGTCGCTCCGCTCGCCAACAAGTACGCCGCCGAAGCGAAGCTACAGATCGCTACCGAGGCCGCCGATAAAATCTCCGACCGGGCGCCGATAAGTAACAGCGCAACGGCTGGTGATTACGCCGCCTCGATACAGGGCGGCAAGATTTCTGACCGACCGACTGCGAAAGCGCTTGTCGGCGCATCGGCCAGCAAAGATCCGGATGCGACTGGCGTTTTCGCTGCGTGGATTTGGCATTTTTTGGAGTTCGGCACACGGCCGCATAACGTTGCGAAGGGTGGCGGTACGGTTGCTGGCAAGAAGCATGCGGCCGGCGCAAAGATGCACCCTGGCACGCGGGCGCAACCGCATATTTTCCCGACATGGCGAGCATTTAGGGCAAAAGCTAAAAAGCGGATCAACGACGCCGTATGGCGAGGCGTGAGGGAGGCCATGAAGAAGTAATGGCAAGCCCAGATCTCGAACTCCAGGGGGCCATCGTTGCGAGGCTAAAGGCGCGAGCCGGCCTGACGGCGAAGGTGGCCCAAAGAATTTATGACAGACCGCCGACCAACGCACCGTTCCCGTACGTCGAATACGGCGAAAGCCAAGTCATCAGGGATGATGTCGGCTGTTTGAAGTCGAACCTCATCTACGTGACGATCCACGTTTGGTCGCAATACTCCGGAGGCTTCAAGGAGCTGAAGGAAATCATTCACGAGGTCGTCGAGGCTCTGGATGAAGCGCCATTAGTGCTGCCCTCACATCGATTGATATCGATCACGCGGCAAGACACCCGTCATTTCAAAGACCCGGACGAAGTCACGACCCACGGCGTCGTCGAGTTTGTCGCGCGCGTCGAGACACCGGCCTGATTGGCCACCAACTCCTACTTTTTGAGGTTTACAAATGGCCGACGGTCAACAGATTGGTCGTACGCTGCTCATCCAGATCGGTGACGGCGAAACTCCTGAAGTCTTTTCGAACCTGTGCGGCCTCACGACCCGCAGTTTCAATATGTCCGCCAATGAGGTCGACACGACCATCACGGACTGCGTCAATCCAGAGAATACGCCGCAGAAAACAGCAGAGCCGGGCATCAAGAACCGCACGTTCTCTGGTTCCGGCAAGTTCGTTAAGAGCGCTTCGAACACCGCGTTCATGACGCACGTCAACGACGCGACCAAATTCAATGCCAAGGTAATCGTGCCTGGCCTCGGTACTTACACCGGCCCTTGGTTCGTTTCTGAATTCGAGTTCAGCGGCGAGATGGAAGGCAACATGGAATTCACGGCCACGTTCGTTGCTGCTGGCGTTCTGACTTTCGTTGCGGAGGTGTAATTTGGCTGATGCTGAAAAGCCTTTTCCGTTGGAAGTGAACGGAGCTCGCGGGGAGGTCGGCCTGTGGGTCGGCAAGGAACCGCTGGTCATCGTCGCGGAGATGGGTGGACTTGCTGCCGTGTCTACCCGCTTGTCGTGCAAGAGCATGTCCGATCTGTTTCTTCGCCTTTCCGGCGTTGAGCCGGCCGCCACAGTGGCCGCGCTCGATCTGCTTGCGGTGCGGGGCGACAAGGTGAAGGCAATAGGCGCACTAAAGCTCAAGCACTTCGGCGCTGTTGCTAAAGCAATTTCTGAGGCGCTGTCTCATCATTTCGATGAGGACGACGAGGGAAACGGGGAAGCCGCTCAAAAGGCGGCATAGAAGAACCTTTCCCTTGGCGCGACTGGCAAAAGATCGCATTCGGCGGCCTTGGCTGGACACCGGGAATATTCTGGGTGTCTAGCTTGACTGAGTTCACCCTTGCGGTGAAGGGCAAGGCCGAAGCAAACGGCGCCAAAAAGTCCGTGGCTCCTCCGTCTGATGATGAGATGGATGAATTGATCAGGAAGTACGGTGGTTAGGCTGGCTTTAGCCTCCACACGTTTGGATTGGCCCTGTATTGTTCGAGGTACGGGCCAATCTGGCTGTTTTTGATCGCATCAAGGTATCGATCAGTCACAAGGCCGTACTCATAGCACTCCTGTGTGATGATCGCGTATTCCCGCTTCGATCCTTCGTTTAGACCGTCGACGTCTCTCCTAAGGATGATGTCGGCCATCCCTTTTTCGCACTTCTCGATGATGCGAGGGGTGGCGACAAGTGTTGGCCTATCCTGAGTTGATAGCCCCCGAGCAGTCCATCCTCCTGCGGCCGAGGCAGCGCAAGATACCGCAAGAATTGCTGCAAGTGTCCAAACCCTCATTTGAGAAGCCTCCCAGCTCGTCTAACCGGCGGGCCTTTCCACGTTAGGAAACAAACTTGGCCGGCAATAACAACGATGATCTGATTATCTCAATCAGCACCGACCTTGCAACCGTAAAGCGAGCGCTTAACAGGTTGGTTTCGGACGTAGGCGCGGCTTCAAGCGGCATTGAGAAGCGTTTTGCCGCAACCGGAAAGTCAATAAACAATTCGCTCACCACCTCGATGCAGGATCGCATCAACAGCATGGTGGGCATTGGTACGACGGCAGCAAAAGAATGGAACGGGGTTCTCGCTGATCAGCAGAAAGAGCTTGATCGCCTCCGCGCCAAATACAGCCCGCTGTTCGCAACAATTTCGGATTACAAGAACGCTGTCGCGGAGATCCGGCAGGCCCATGCTGCCGGCGCCATCTCTGCTAACGAGATGGCGTCGGCGATTCAGAGAGAGCGGCAAGCGGCGCTTGCGTCGACCGCGGCCATTAAGGGTCGCAATTCGGCTCTTGCCTCCCAACCCAAGACGAGCAACTTTAATACCGCGAACATCGCTGCCCAGTTCCAGGACATCGGCGTCACTGCGGCGATGGGCATGTCGCCTATACAGATCGCCTTGCAGCAAGGCACGCAGCTTTCGGCTGTTCTGCAGGAGATAAAAAACAGCGGGCAGGGCGTAGGTAAAGGACTGGCCGCTGCGTTCGCATCGGTGATATCCCCTATCTCCCTTGTGACGATCGGCATCATCGCCGCTGGCACAGCAGCTTTTCAGTACTTTTCTACTGTGATGAGCGAGGGCGATAAGTCCGCCGAAGTGCTCAAAGAGCAGGCCGCGCTGATTTCCGCAGTTGCGGAGCGTTGGGGCGATGCGGTTCCGGCGTTACGCGAATACGCGGAGCAGTTGAAGCGTGCGCAGGATGGCGCCGATCTCCAGACCGCCACGGGCAATGCTATTGAACGCGTACTTGCCGAGGCGACTAAGGGCTATGACGGCCTAAAGACGGCTGCCGTAGAGGCATCTTTGGAGATGCAGACAGGTAACCAGGAGGCCAGGCAATCATTCGCTGTCCTCATTGGTGACGTCAATGACCTTGAAGGGAAGATCGGCAGTCTGTCCGAGGCTTACAAGGACGGCAAGGACACTTCCAAGGAAATGGCAGACGTCACGCAGACGCTTGCCAAAATGCTCGAAAACGATGCGTCTAGGGCATCCGACACCCTAAGCGGTAGAATCGAATATCTGTCTCGCATGTTCACGGCAGCCGCCGAGAACGCTGCGAAACTGCGGGAACAAGCACTATTGGCCGAAGCGTCGGCTAGGACGGCACTGTACCCATCACAGGGTAGCTATCCGCAGACATTCCAGTCGGCCGACGGCACCATTCAGAACGAGAAATACTCTCTGCCGTTCGAAGGCCCCACACCAGACCGCCGCCCATCCGATCTGGACACAGACAAAAACAGAGGTTTCGGTACACCGAAGCGGGCAAGGGCTCCCAAAAAAACCGCGTCTGACCGCTTCGCGGAAGACCTTCAGGCTGTCCGAGATAGGACTGAGGCGTTGCGCCAGGAAATGAACCTTATTGGCTTGTCCAATGAGGCTCAAGTTAAGCGCCGTACAGCGCTAGACCTGGAGCAAAAGGCGCTGGGAGACCTTCGCGAAGAGGCGCGCAAGAAGGGCGAAAAAGACCTCGAGAGCATCACGCTTTCGCCCGACAAGATTGCCGCAATCGAGCAGGAGTCTGCTGCATATGCTCGGCAATCTGAGGCGCTTAGGAAAGCGCAAGAGGAACAGCAGAAGCTGAATGAGTGGAACAACGTCGCGAGAGACGCAACGCGCGGCTTTATCGATGATTTGATCCATGGCGAGAGTGCCGCGGATGCATTTGCTGGCGCGCTCAGCCGCATTGCAGATGCGCTCCTGGACGATGTGGTCAATAGCATCTTCAAGGTCAACAGCGCGGCTGGCGGCAGTGGCGGGCTTCTGGGCGGACTGCTCGGTCTTTTCGGCGGTGGGGCTTCTCGGTACGCCGGGCTGTCAGGTGGGCTTTTCTCAGAAGGCGGCTTCACTGGTCCGGGCGGCAAATACCAGCCTGCTGGCATCGTACACAAAGGCGAGGTCGTGTGGTCGCAAGCCGATGTTGCGCGCGCCGGCGGAGTAGGGGCAGTTGAAGCGCTTCGCAAAGGCTACGCCAACGGCGGCCCGGTCGGGATCTCGGTGCCAAGCGTACCGAGTTTGAAATCGCTGAGCAGTGCTAGCCAATCGCCAGTCATCAATTTCGCGCCAGTGATCGATGCCCGCGGCGCCGATTCGGCGGCAGTTGCAAGGATCGATGCAAGCCTTCAGCGAACGCAGCGTGACCTAAAGGCAACCATCCTCAGCACCGTTCGCGATGCGCCGAGCAAGAACATTAAGTTGCGGTAGATTTTACCAACTTGAGAATTTCCTCGTCGGCCTCTTGCAGGTCGATGAGGGCGTCACCCAACACCTTTTTATCAGCCCCATCGACACGATCGAGAGCCGAAATGATGTCTCGGATGGCGGAACGGTTGCTCCCAACCAACTTCAACAGAACTTCAAACTGACGATCCGCCGTTTTCATCTGCTGTTCGATTAGGTCCGTGATGTCACTCATATCAAATCCTCTGTCGGCTTTGATGTATTTAAAGCACAAACTCAACTACAAGTCGATGGAAGAGCAGAGTAATCCACAATGACAATCACATACCCGCTCCCAACTTCCTTTTTCGATGAGTTCCCAGGCTGGTCGACCGAGTTCAACCTGCTTTGGAGGCAAGAGCAATCGCGTACATCTGGTGGCCAGACGATTGTCAAGGATTTGGGGTCTCCGCTCTGGCAGTTGACAGCACAATCGCGATCGATGAAGCCAAATGAGTTGGACCACTGGCGCGCGCGGCTCACCAGCCTCGAGAATGGCCTAAAGACGTTCCGCGCATTCCCGAAATCGCGCTGCTTCCCGGTTGCATATCCGAACGGCAGCTGGCCGACCGGCGGCGCGTTCAGCGGCGTGGGGCAGGTGGCAACCATTGCATCTAACCGCAAGGCTATCTCGCTCTCGGGCCTGCCTGCTGGCTACAAGGTCACGGTCGGCGATTACATCCAGATCGGCGACAAAGACCTGCACATGGTCATGGAGCCAATGACGGCCAGCGCTGGCGGCGTGACGACGCAGTTTGAGGTTCGCCCGCATCTGTGGCCAGGTGTCACGGCACCTGTCGCAGCCACGCTCGTTAAGCCTTCCTGCATCATGACCTTGTTGCCGGGAACGGTTTCGACCACCGCCGACATGGCAACGGGTCGTGGCACAGTTACGTTTCAGGCGATTGAAGCCCGGTAGCCGGCGCCAACCATCACAGGAAATCAATGAGAAACATCTCAGCAGAAAACCTTGCTGCGCTTGAGGCGCGGCAACTGGTGGCGCGTGACTTCCTCTGGTTTGTTGCGCGGGATCGAACAACCGGTGCGCCGGTCACTGATGGCATGTGGTCGGACGTCGGAAACGTGACGGCGGCCATTGTCCACCCGGATACAGGCTTGCCTGTCACGCGTGACTGGTATGGCTCGGGCACTCTGGTGCAGATAGATGACATTCCGCTCGTCGCCAATCTGTCGGTGCAGAACGTCAATATCCGCCTGTCTCAGGTGAGTGAGCACGTTCAGACGCTGGTGCGTCAGTACGACTGCCGTCAGGCCCGCGTCGAGATCTACCGAGGCCTGTTTGATCCGGACAGCCGCCAAATGGTGGCGCCGGCTGAATGCCGCTTCGTTGGCTTCGTCGATACCATCACGATCAACACGCCTTCTGAGAATGAGGAGGGTAGCGTTACGATGGTTTGCGCGAGCCATACGCAGGAAATGACGCGGTCCAACCCATCGACTCGCAGTCATGCCACGCAGGTGCTGCGACAGGCCGGAGATGCATTCTACACCGATGCTGACACCTCGTCCGAGTGGGAGTTCTTCTGGGGCTCCGAAAAGGGCAAGGTCGCCACACAGCCGAAGCGCAAGAAGTTTCTCGGGATATTCTGATGGATGTTCGCTTCGCAAAGCGCGAGGATCGCGACCCTGTTGTGGCACTCCTGCGTGAAAGCCACGAGGCCGCCGGGTTCACCTTTCCATTCCAGGCGGCATATGCCGATCGGTTGTTTCAGCAGCATCTGGCGTCGGACAAGGCCTGCGTGCTTGTCGCAGGAGATCCCGCGCAAGGCGTGCTGATGGCCTGCGCTTTCGAGCACCCATTCGGCGCTGGCCGGATTGCCAAGGAAACGGTCTGGTACGTGACGCCGACAGCCCGTGGGCGCGGCGCTATCAAGATGCTTGACGCTTACGAGACGTGGGCGCGGTCGGCCGGCTGTGTCTCTGCCGGTATGGCTTCGCTGGCAAGCAATGACGTTTCCAGCCTCTACGAGCGGCGCGGTTACAGCGCTGTCGAAACACACTTCATGAAGCCGCTCTAGCGGCGTTCCTTCGGCGCCACCCGCGCCCCGCGCGCAACGCGCATCCCAAGGAAAATCGATGGCTATTTTCACTTCCATCGCCACGGCGATCGGCAGCGCGCTGGGATTCGGCGCCGCGTCGTTTTTCGTGACGGCGACGGCCTTCGCGTTGAAGGCGGTGGCGGGCCTCGGCCTCAGCCTTCTGGCGCAGTCTCTCGCAGGCAAGCCTAAAGACCCGACATTTTCGATCAACGGCACACTGCAAGGCGGCGGCGATATTTCCCGCTCCTTCATTATCGGTAGAACCGCGACGGCAGGTTCGCTTGTGTTCGTCAATACCTGGGGGCAGGATGGCGACACGCCGAACGCCTATCTGACGCAGGTTATCGCTCTGTCGGATTTGCCGGTGCGCGGTCTTGCTGAAGTCTGGGTCAATGGCGAGCGCGCGACGCTCGGTGGCCTGACTGATCGCGGCTATGCGGTCAATGAGTATCCGGACAGCCTCTGGGTCAAGTTCTACGATGGCACGCAGACGACGGCTGACAGCTTCCTGTTTACGTCCGTTTCCAACGGCAACAGGTGGTGGAACCCGGATCGCATCGGGCGCGGCGTTGCTTATGCCATTGTCACGGCTCGTGTCTCGAAGAACATGTTTTCGGGCGTGCCGTCCTTCAAGTTCGTTCTTGAAGGTATGCGCCTCTACGATCCGTCGCGCGACAGCACAGTCGGCGGCGTTGGCGGCCAGCGCTGGGCTGACCCGTCCACATGGGGCGGCGACGGTGACTTCCTGCCTTCAGTGCAGATCTACAATCTACTGCGCGGCATCACCTATAACGGCCAGTGGTTCTATGGCCTGCAAAACCTGTCATCGTCCCGCCTGCCAGCTGCAGCATGGATCGCCCAGATCGAGAAGCATCGCGCCGGCACACTGGAGTCGACCGGCTGGGTGAACACCTATCGCAGCGGCGGCGAGATACAGGTCGAAGCGCCGCTCACGTCCGCTATCGAAGCGTTGCTGACGGCCTGCCAAGGCAGGATTTCGGAAGTTGGCGGCGTCTATTATCTCCACTCCGGTGCACCTGACGCTCCAGTCATCGCCTTCACTGATGACGATATCCTTTCCACCGAAGAACAGGAATTTACGCCTTTCCTCGGGCTGGCTGACACCATCAACGGCGTTTCGGCAAACTATCCTTCACCAGCCGATGGCTGGGTCGCGAAGACCGCGCCGCCGCTCTATCGGACGGACCTTGAGGCGATCGACGGCAACCGCCGCCTGATGGCTGATGTCGACCTGAACTTTGTTCCATACCCGGAACAGGTTCAGCGCTTGATGAAATCGGCGCTTGAAGAGGCTCGACGCTTCCGCAGGCATACGATCGTGCTGTCGCCGAAGTTCTGGGCCTACGCGACCCCGGGAACGGTGTTTTCGTGGACGTCGGCGCGCAACGGCTACATCGCCAAGCTGATGCGGATAGATGGTGTTGCCGATCGCGCCAACCTCGACGTGATGATCGACATCACGGAAGTGGACCCGGCTGACTACGACTGGAGCAGCGACACCGAATTCAAACCACCGGTTGACGGCCAGCTTGGCGTCATTCGTCCGACGCCACAGCCAATTGTCGACTGGTTCGCAGAACCTGCCACGGTCAAGGATAGCTCCGGCGAGGATCGCCGGCCGGCTATTCGGTTGACGTGGGACAATAGCGATGGGCGCCTCGATGACGTGATCGGTATTGAATACGAGGTGCGGCTACAGGCAACGCTGGAGAAAATCTCCGAAGGTCGAACGGACCAACCACAAGTGGGCTCGATGCTCATTTCGCAGAGCCTGTTGCCGAATGAGGATTACGTCGTTCGCGGACGCTACATTCCTGGCGGAGACAGGCCAGTGCTGTGGTCTGGTTTCATACCTGTCACCACGCCGAACATCTTGCTTTCTGACAAAGATGTGTTTGTCGACATCGATCTGAGCGGTGTTGAAGAAGCCCTTGGCTGGCTCCGCAACAGCACCAGAACCGCGCAAGATGCCATTGATGGCCTCATAGCGGGCATGATGGAACTATCGACGGTTGCGTATAAAGACACGCGCAAAGTAGCCACAGATCTGTCCGTGGAGCTAGGCGCTGCGAGAGCATCTTTCACTCAGGATTTGCAGCTTGCGGTAAGTGAGACGCAGGCGGTAGCGGGTCGAGTGGAGAACCTCACGGCGGCGCTGGGCGGTAACACGGCGTCGATCAACATAGCTTGGGCTGCAGTTGCTGCTCCGTCTGGCTATGCAGCCCGATATGGGATCACTGCTGCCGTCAACGATGAGAACTATCGCTCTGCTTCATTCCTCATGGATGTGCCGTCGAACCCGGCAAGCCCGACGCGCATCATCATGAAGGCCGGTCAGGTCGTCATGGTGAGCGATGACGACGCCACAATAAAGCGACCCTTCGTGTTCCAGTCGGGTGTGCTCTATCTCGATGAGGTGAGGGTGAACCAGTTGTCGGCATTGTCTGCCGTCCTCGGCAATGTCGATATTTCGAGCGCTTACATCGGCACTCTGACTGTCGGCACCTCTAACATCTCTCCTGGGGCCGTCACTCGTTATGACTACGGTTATGTTGAGAGCGCCACTATCGTGTCGACCACCTTCTCAACAGTCCTGTCATTCACAAGTTTCCACGGTGCTGGTTCCCCCATTGTCGAGGTCACCTTCAACGGCGCAGTTGGGGCCGCCGGTCTCAGCGGTGATGTGGATGCGCAGTACAGAATAATTTGCGTCAATGACGGCTCGGTGCTTCGTCAAAGAATTGTCGCTGGAGGCGGCAGTCCATCCAGAACGATCCCGTCATCCGAAACGGTCCCTTACACCCCACCGTCAGGGAGGACGCAATCGACTTTCGAAGTCCAGTTGCGCACCACTGCCGCTGGTGAGGCAGGGGTTCAGGGCGGTTATCTCCGTGCCCTGGTCATGAAGCGCTAACCTCAAAATGGGTGATAAATGACAACTGGAACTCAGATGCAGGTTGACGCTTCGGTCATCCTGCAAGAGGCGGAAGTGCGCGAAGCCTTCTTGGTGAATCGCACGCTTCTGCTCTCCCAGCAGCTTCTCATGCAGAAGCAGGAAAACAAGATCCTTCTCGACAAGATCAACGGTCTCGAAGCTGATCTGCGCCTGGCGCGCGGTGAAGGTGAGCCCAGTGCCGTCGAAAGCGGTAACGGAGCGCCCGAATAATGGCTAACACCACTTGGTATGGCGACGGTACGGCAACCGTGGCTGTTGGCTCTCGCACGGTTACTGGCACGGATACCGGCTGGTTGACGGAGGTTGCCGGCCTGACGCCGATCAAGGTCGGTGACAAGTTCGGCATCCACGTCGGGCGCCCGATCGTCATCGAGCAGATCATCAGCGACACAGAACTGTTGCTTGCTGACGATTGGCCTGGTCCCGCACAGACCGACGCGCCTTATAAAGTCGAACTGACGTCACCGACCATTGCCGCAGTTGAGGCGATGCGCCGGCTGCTTGCCTCGTTGTCGAATGGCAATCTCGACAGCCTTTCCGAGATCACCGTCGGCACGGATGATATCCCGATCGGTATCGGCCCCGGCGTGTTTGGGACTATCAATAAGGCGGCACTCGTGCAGGGCGTCGAGTATGATGCGTGGGTCGCGAACCTCGCGGGCAGGGCAGCTTATAATGGCGCCGCTACAGGTTTCGCTGTGCTCGTCATCGATATTGGCGATGGTCGGTCGGCACTCTACTTCAAGAACTCGGCCACGTCGGGCGATTGGAGCGCGCCGTCCTATGTGACCGGTCCTGTCGGTCCTACTGGTGTGACGTGGCGCGGGAACTATAGCGCGGGAACCGCCTATGTCGTCCGCGATATCGTTCAATTCGGCGGATCTACCTGGTACGCGAAGGTGGCCACGACAGGCAACGCGCCGCCGACACTCCCAACCACCGAAAACACTCAGTGGATACTGTTTGCGCGTTCCGGCACTCCCGGTGTCGTAGACAGGGGGACATATTCCGGTGCGGCAGCCTATGAAGCGAATGACATCGTCCTCAATAACGGCTCGACGTGGCTTGCGCTTCAGTCCACCACAGGCAATGCGCCGCCGGTCCTCCCGACCGAAAGCAATGCTTACTGGCGTCTGTTGGCACGAAAGGGGACTGATGGCTCGGGCACAGGGGATGTTGTCGGTCCGGCTTCGTCAGTCGCGGGGAACGTAGCCGTATTTGGCGACACGACTGGCAATCTTCTGGCAGATAGCGGCTTACTCGCTGGACGGTTGCCTCAGCGCGTCAGGGTTAGGTTGTTTACTTCCTCCGGAACCTACACACCCGATCCCAATATGGCCTTCGCCGTTATTAATTGCTGGGGCGCTGGCGGTGGCGGTGGCGGCGCAGCGTTGACTGCATCCGGTACCATCAATGGCGGCGGCGGCGGTGGTGGTGGTGGAAAATCTACCAAGGTTGTTATTCGCGCGGACGTTGGAGCGTCTCAGACGGTAACGGTAGGCGCGGCCGGAAGCGGAGGCGCCGCTGGAGCGAATCAGGGCGGTGCTGGCAGCGCGACATCCGTAGGAACATTGTGTATCGCCAACGGCGGTGCTGGCGGGGCTGGGGCAGCAAGCCAAGGTTCAGGTCTTGGTGGGGCTGGCGGAACCGTTGGCACCGGTGACATCACCCTGCCTGGGTGCGCAGGGATAGTTGGAAACCGGTTCTCCGACACATCCGCAGTCGTTTACGGAAGATTCGGGGGTGACGCGATCGAGGGTGTCGGTTTCGGGGGCGCGCTTGTGGCGGGCAGCAATGGCGGGGCAGCGACTGGATACAGTGCAGGTGGCGGAGGCGCGTCTGATTACAGCGCCCAATCTGCCCGAGCTGGGGGAAGTGGAGCTCCCGGCCTTTGTGTCATAATCGAATATTGCGGGGTAACTCCATGATTTATATAAGGGTAGCTAATGGGGTGGTTGTCGACAGGGCATTGTTTTCTGGTGAGATGCCGATCGAATGGCCTGATGCGACGGACTGGATACAGAACGACGTAGCGCAAATAGGTTGGGTTGACGACGGCAACACGTTTATCGCTCCACCGTCGCTGCCCGTTGTCCCCACCATCACCGACTACGAAAACGCTATCCAGACCCTTGTCGACAATACCGCGCGCCAGCGTCAGTTCCGCGACGGCGTGACGCTGGCATCGTATACGGCGTCAACAAAACCCAAGTGGGCGGCCGAGGCTCAGGCCTTCGTGGCATGGCGCGATAACCTCTGGTTCTACGCTTACGGTGAGCTTGCGAAAGTACAGGCGGGACAGCGGCCACAGCCGACTGTAGAGCAGTTTCTTGACGAGATCGCCCCTATTGCTTGGCCGGCACCATCTTGAAAAAAGAATAGCTCTGCAAGTAATGTAGCAGCTACTCAACGCTACTGGCTGAATAAAGATGAACAATGGTCACTTGGTGCTAATGTATCTCGGCATCGCGTTTCTCGTCGTTGGTTGCGCCACGATTCTAGGTGGTTTGGGCTATCTTTTTTGGCTGATTGTCAGTGAACCGGCCATCATCAAGAATGAGTTCAGCACGCGTATCATCTCGCGCCATTACTAGAATCCATTGCTTCGCCGGTAGCACAACCACGCGCTCATAGCGGGAAGCTAAAAGAGGCTCGCACGGGAACCGGGGGGGTGGGCGCGAGCCCCAGTGCTGTCTACAAAATACACAGCACAGCAACGTCAAACGCGCGGTATTGGAATTCGTTCCAAGAGCGGAGACCCGTCGCCCCTCGTAGGCAACAGGCCTCCACACCGTGGAGATTGGGATGGCCACGGCGGCGCGAGTGTGGTCCTGTTGATTGAGAAGCGCTATCAGAATCTTTGGAGAGGCCCGCCACTCCGCCAAGCGGCGGACCCCAATGCCGCGGCCTGTTTCAGGGGACGCGCGACGGCGTCGCTTTTAAAGCCGTAAACGCGGGTTCACAACTTACCAATTGTCCATCTTTTCGAGAGACTTGCGTCGCCCCAAAAAAAATAGAGGCCCGCAGGTGCTTTGGGGGGGCTTGGCTGCGGGCTTCTGTCAGGTCGCTGGGCGGAGCGACCGCGCGCAAGGTGGCTTTTGGCGCATGAACGCTGGATGAACGAATCGGCCTCGTAGTCGCTGAGAAACAACCCGTAAAAATCAGGATGCCATGGCACGGGAGACGCCTCCCGTGCCTATTCCCAACTCAAGGAACACCCATGCCAATCACCAAAATCTCCACACAGGGGAGGGCTTTCGTGCGCCTGCATGAAGGCAATCCGCTCACTGCCTATCTCGATCCCGTCGGCATTCCGACGATCGGTACGGGCTTCACTATGCGTAGCGATTCCGTGCGCCGCGAGCTTGCAAAGATAGGTATTACCAAACTGGTGCCGGGCAAGACCAAGATCACCGCCGCGCAGAGCGATGCCATCCTCGACGCCGTGCTTGCCGCTGAATACGTCCCTGCCGTCGTCGCTGGCTCTCCCGAGAATCGCAAGCAGCATGAGCTGGACGCGGCGGCTTCGGTCACATTCAACTTGGGCGTCGGCGCCATGAACTGGACGTGGGCCGAATACTGGCGCAAAGGGCAGATCAAGAAGGCCGCTGCTCATCTCGCCTCCAACTACAACACCGCGAAAGGCAAGAAGCTGCCGGGCCTCGTGCGCCGCCGCAAGGAAGAAGCCCTGCTTTTTGAGAAGGGCATCTACACCGGCGTAGTTAGCGCGACGAAGGAGGCGGCCGCCGAGCCTCCAGCCCAACCGGATCCGGTTGTGAAGGAAGCGCAGGAGCTGCTAACGGCGGCAGGCCTCAATCCCGGTGCAATTGATGGCTGGATGGGCGAGAAGACCAAGGCCGCGGTGGTTGCCTACCAGAAGGCGCATCCGCACCTGCTTGCCGACGGCATCATTGGACCGGCCACTCTCGCACAGCTTCGGCGCGATGCGTCGGCAGCAAAGGAAGCCGTTACCAAGGGTGTCGGCTCAGCTGCAAGCTCAGGCTTGCTCGCTTTCGTCGCCGGCCTTCCTTGGGGCTGGATTGTCGCCGGTGCGGCTTTGGCCGCTGTTGCGTTTGTGGCCTACCGCAATCGCGATGTGATCGCCCGCCGGTGGAATAGCTGGCGCGGCAAGGAGGTGAAGGTGTGAAGCACACTATCGAGGTGAAGCGCTTACCGCGCGGCGAGTATACGCTTGAAGGCGCGTTTTACGCGCAGGTTGACGGCCGCAATGTTGGCGATCCTGGGCGAGCCTTCTGGCAAACTAGGAAGCAAGCACAAACCTGCGGCGAGCGATTTGTCGCCATTGTGCGTGGGGAGGACACATGATCCTCCTGTGGGCAAAACTCAAAGGTTACCTAGCCGCAATCGGTACAGCGCTCGCGATCCTCGCGGGCGTCTTTTTGTATGGCCAGCGAGCAGGGCGCTCCGCGGCGAAAGATGAACAGGCCGCAGCGAATGCCAAGGCCATCAAGAAGGCCCGGGATGTTGAAAATGAAATCAGGAATCTGGATGACGCTGACGTTGATGGCGCTCTTGGCAAGTGGATGCGCGACAAGCGGTAATTACTGCGACATCGCGCGACCGGTGCGGCCCTCCTTCGAGGATAGCCTCACGCCGGAAACAAAACGGCAAATCCTCATCGAGAATGAGAAGCTGCAGAAGCTCTGCGGGGTGAAGCCATGACCGGCGCCGAGATCATGGGTGCCGTCGGCTTCTTCGTGCTGGTCTTCGGCTTCATCTTCGGCCTGTGGAAGTACGTCGACGCCAAGATCAGCGCTGCGAAGACCGAGGCGTCTGCGGCGGCGTCAGCTGCATCGGCGATGGCATCTTTGGCGAGGGAAGAACTCGCCGCACACCGGCTGCATGTCGCGGAAACCTACGTTTCCAAGTCCGGCCTGCGTGAGCAGACGGAGCAGATTATGGGTGCAATCGGAGCGGTAAAAGATGCCGTCGACAAGATGACGTTGCGCGTGGATCGCATCGTCGAAAATCAATCAAAGCCGCGCGCAACGCGGTCTTCGTAAATCAACCCGCTTGCCGAGACGTGGGCAAACAGTTCTGAAAATTCCAGAATTATGTGGGAGCCGAGGCTGAAGACGTGTTAAAAGACCGGATTGCGACAGAGCTCAGCGTGAGTGGAAGGATAGTCCAATTTTACGCGTCTTCAGAGGCAAGAAGCTGATGGTGGTGCAACAGGGTCAGTTATTGACGCTGGAATGCCGCGCGCAACTCATTGCGGCTGGAGCTATTATTGCAGGCCCCGTTTCCTCTATGCTGCAAGTATTAAAGCTGGTGAATGAAGGCGATATTGATGCCGCAATCATTGATGTCGAAGTTGATCCGGAAGCCATGATGCACTTGGCGTTGCTGCTGGACACAATGGAGGTGCCGTTTGTTTTCGCTTCCTTCTTCGAGAGCAAATCGAACGGTTACGTCTTGAGCGACGACAAGCAGCAACTGCGAGTGATAGCCGACGCGCTTTTTGGTCCGCCGGGAACATCGTCCACCCTTCATTGATCATCAATCGGAACAAGACTCTTCGGACGAGCCTTCATTGGCCGCGGCCGGATGTACGCCAAACTCCCGCAGCAGAACCTGCCGCATCGTTGCAAGAAGCTGGACATCGATCGTGCAGTCGTCATCGGCTTCTGGAAACCGTCGGAGTATTTCGAGGATGGTATTTTCCACGAGGCGGCCCTGAATATGCTCATCAGGAGTGAAGCGGGCGGCCCAGCGAGCAAGCACACGACGAAGTACAGAATCAATGTGATTTAATTGTTGAGGCACTCAGTCGCCCTCCACACGAATAGGCGGGAGCACGTAGTAACCCTCAGTTGTCACCGCCTATGAATTCGGTTGGTGACAATACCAAGAGGATAACACGTTTAGCGGGTGAGTCGACCCATCAAGGTTCGTAAGGTAGAGATCCGGAGTGGAAGTCGGTATGCGCTCGCTCTCCTCATTTGTGCGATATTCAAAGCCGATTTCCGTATTCTTTCGCTCTGAACGCGACTGATACAGCGCTGAATATTTGAATGAAGACTGAAATTATTGTCGAGTAAAATCCGGCAATTGCAACTATGATCAATGGGGAGTTGAGGGCCTTGTATGAAACGCTGCCGCAGTCACGGCATGTTACATCGGAAAAAAATAAGAATAGGTAACATAGATAAATAAATACTATAGACGTAGGTATAATTGCAATATTATACTTGGTTAAGCTAGTTGGAAGTTCTGCCTTGTGTGTATTAATTCTCCATGCGATTGCCACTAGCAGCGCTGTGGTGAGCAGCAGGAGGATAATGTTGGCGACCAAAAAAAATGCGCCGCTGCCGCGCTCAACAGATTCAAGCGCTTCATACCGATCGTGCAGCGGAGGGAAGCTATTCGAAATAGCGCCTATCGGCTCAACCATATTAAGGGCCCACGTCGATATGCCGGTAACGTAGATAGGGACCAGTATGGATAAGGACGCGATGTTAAAGTATTTCTCCAGTACAAAAACATTCTCGTCAAAATAATTTGATTTTCCTTTAGTCATTATGTGGCTAAACCATTTACGCATCTACCGACCTTCTTTATCTTGGGACAGCACCTGAAATATCATGCCGTTCTAAGGTTCTCAATCACATCCCTCTGCGGATAATGCTCCCAGCAATGCCAGGATGACTTCTCGGCTTTGCTGCGGCTGTACCCGAACCCGCCCCACTTCTTACAGGCGGGATGCTCGCACCAGTGGTTTTCATGAATGTCGTCGCCGGCCTTATCGGTCTGGTCGCTCATGGATGGGTATCCCCGATAATCTCTACCGGTCCCCGCGACGTCTCAATCAGCGGCCAGCGAACCTTCCTCTTCCACTTGGTCAAGGCATCGTCGGGTGAGGTGCAAAACACCCACTCTATGAACGCGTCGGAAATCTTGGGGTGGTCGTAGAGAAGGGCGGCAATGCTTTTTCGTTCGCTGAACAAAATCTCCATCCTCGCACCGGTCGGTATGTCGTCGTCATCGGCCCAAAGTTCCATGGCGACATATCCGGAATAAGCGGTGAGGTCCGATTCCCGGTCCACTTCGGCGAGCAGGCGCGGATCGATGTCCTCGTGAATGGCCTTCTGCACTCCGAAGAAGTCGCCGTCTTCCAGCAGCGCCTTCGGGTAGACACCGTGATTTTCCAGAATGTAAGGACGGATATGCATATTCGTCTCCTATCCAAATAGATCGGCCGTCTTGGTCTCGTCTTCGACCGGCAGCAGCACGAGGCCGTCGTCAGGCAAAGGCCGCTGAAGCTCTTTCGCTTCATCCCATGGCGCGGTCAGCCACATCTCCACCTCATCCTTGTTTGTCAGAATGACCGGCATAGCCTTTGGGTGGATTGGTTTGACGACGCTGTTCGGATCCGTGGTCAGGAACGCGTACAGCTGGTGGTCTCCCTCGCGCGGGTTCTTCATCGATCCGCGAACGCCGTGCCATTCTGTCCAGATGCCGGCGAAGAAGGCGAGGGGTGCTTCCTCATTGAGCGCAAACCATCGCTTCGTCTTCCGGGGCTTGGTGTCTTCCCATTCGCAAAAGGTCGTCCACGGCACCACGCAGCGGTTTTCGGGACGCAGCCATCGGCGCCAGTGCGGCGAGGTGACGTTGCGAATGTTGGTCACGCCTGTATCGGGTTTGCCCTGCGTCACGAACTGCGGCGACGGCATGCCCCATGTGAGCCCTACGAGCTCTCGTCCGCTGTCGCTGTTGCGTACGACTGGCGCCGGCCGGTCTGGGTAGACTTCAACATCCGGCTCCAGGTTAAGCCGCTCCTGCATGATGCCCACGATGTCGCGGATCGATTCCTGATTGGTCTTCACACGGTACAAATTACACATGCTCACCTCGGCAATTTTGCAATTGTGATGTAGGAGCCGCCTTTCTCGCCGCACTTCCGGCACTTCAGGCGGGGCTGCAGTTCCTGGAGGGTCGTGTTACCGCCGACCATCTTTATGAGCTTCCAGCGTGGTAACTCCGTCACATGCTTGCAGGATCCACACCCGGCCACAACGACTTCCCAAGAGCGTAGATCGAGCACCCGCACACCAGCTGCTTCTTCTTGCGCCGCTTTTTCCGTTCGCTCCTCGAAGGTCCAATAGTAGCTCATCCTGCAGCGTGGGCCGAAATCTTCCTTCGATTTTGGGCATCCTATAAGCTTCTGTGCAATCAGGCGGAGCGGGCTTGGGGCCGGGGTAGCGGTAAATTCGGCTTTCACCGCCTTGCCATCAAACGACCGAAGAATCTCACAATCCTCGCAGATGACCCATATTTTTTCTCTGTCGAGTTCCTTGTAATCGTAGCCGTTATCGTTTGCTGTCATCCCGGTCTTCATTCGGTAGCCAGCCTCGCGTAAATCCTCTGCCCATTGCGGCCGTCGCCAGCGCAAGCTGCATCCTCAAATGCTGGATGTCTTCCATCAGCGTCTCGATCGCAGCGCGACTGTCTCCGTCGTGCCATGCGATGATGTGGTCCACCGGGTCGGCTTCCGGCTCTTGTCTTTCTGGGCGCACGTTCTCATTCTCCTGTTTCAGAGCCTTAATTTTCTCCCTGTGTTGAAAAGGCGCGCGCCCCCGCGCCGATAATTCAGTCTGGCATCAAGTCGGCAATTTGCCCGTGCGAGACAAGCAAACGCGGGTTCGCCATGCTGCCGCTTTCCTCGTCCACGGTGACGGCGTATGCAGCAACGCCAACATGGCGCGACGCCATGGCGCTCGCCATTTTCTCCGCGGATGCGGCGTTTGAGGCTGGCCGCATTTCTCCGGGCACAACACCACCACGGCTGTTTTTGAACTGCACGACAATGATTTTCTCAGCGTCTGCCATTTTGCGTACTCCTCGTTTGTTCTACAAATGTTCTTATTTTAGAAGGGAGTCAAGTTCGGATCCATCTTGCTTGTGACGTGATGTGAGTCGCGATCGAGCAAAGAGCCGATGACGCAGAGTTTACGTTCACGTCACTTTGAACTTCTTTTTGTGTTTGTTTTTCAAGCACAAGGAACAAATCAACTTTCGGGCAAGTTTTCTTGTTTAAAAATGTGTGCAATATGCCGACCGGTGAGGGAGATCGAACATGCCTACCGTCTATGATGTTTTGGATAAAGTTGATCCTGACTTAATCAAACTGCTCGATGCAAACGAAAAATTCGCAACATATCGAAAGATTGCGCCGAGCACTACGACTAGCTCGACAATTGCAGTCGTCCACGGAAGCCTTGGATTAGACATCGACAATCGCAAAGTTATGGGCTTAACGATAAGTAGCGGAAACTGACGTGCCTGCATGGAAAGAACTCGTTGAGCAAGTGCAGGCCCTTCCAGACGAACACAAGGGTCCTTGGCTAATTGAAAATTTGAACACCCAGTTGAGTGCAGTCTCTGCGCTCCGGGGTGGTTCGAATGTTATCTTCTATGCATCCAGTTGGTTGCAAAAGGGCCATCTCCCGGCTCTTTTGACGCAAATAATGCACGAAGACATTAATGGTTTCATGACCAGCGTGGTGGGAATGGATTGGAGTAGAGGTCTTACTCTCGTTCTCCATACCCCGGGTGGGGCTATAAACGCCACAGAAACGATAGTCGCGTATCTTCAATCGAAATTCGAGGTAATCGAGACGATTGTGCCTGTTTACGCAATGTCGGCCGGCACAATGATCACGCTGGGAACAAATAACGTCGTGATGGGAAGACAAAGCCAACTCGGTCCGATAGATCCCCAAATGTTTATCGGCAACGGCTCGGTTTCTGCAAGGGCAATCGTCGAGCAATTTAACCGAGCTCATGCCGACATTGCGGGCAATCCCACGCTCGCGCATGTTTGGGCCCCGATAATCCAATCACTTGGTCCAGCTTTGCTTACCGAGGCGCAGAATGCACTGAGCTACGGTGAGCGGATGGTGGGGGCTTGGCTACGTGCAAGGATGTTTGCCTCCGACGCTAACCGCGACACAAAATCTGACGAAGTTGCCGCTTTTTTTAGCGACGCATCGCAGCATTTGAGTCACGGAAGGCGTATCGATCGAGAGGAAGCCCGTGCCCATGGAATCCCAGTAGAGGATCTCGAAGATAACCAGGATCTTCAAGAGGCCGTGCTGACAGCGTATCATCTGATGACGATTATGTTTGAATTGAGCCCAGTAGCAAAGGCAATTTTTGCAAACAACGGCCGATCGTGGTTGAAAAATCATCAGGGATAGTGCCTTGGCCGCCGGTTTGCTCCGAAGTACCACGTGCCTTTTATCGGGAGCTCTACGCTCGCTTAAAACCGCTCAATCAAACTTGCTATCTTTCTCATCGCGCTAGCTGCCAATTCAGCGCGTCCGCCCAAGTAGTGCATATCGAGAATCGTCTCGACATCCTTCAGGCTGTGCCCGGTAACAGCGGCGATCTCCGGAACTGTGCAACCGGCCAACGCCATCCTCGTGATTGCTGTGCCACGTAGATCGTGGAAGGTGAGGTCGGTGATACCAGCCTTCGTGCAACACTTTCTCCAAGAGGTGTTGAACCCGTCGCTTGTCCAGGCTGCGCCGCGGCTGTTTCGAAGGATGGCGCCACTGCCACTCTGCGAGCGCAGAACGTCAGCAAGCCCCCCCATGGGCACCAAAACGCGCGCTTTCGTTTTCGACTGAATGAAGCGCAAATTGGATCCGTCGAAATCCCGCCATGTGAGCCTTAGAAGGTCGCCCTTTCGTTGGCCGGTCCATAGCGCCAACTGAATGGCTAAACGCATGTAGACAGGCGCCACGGCCTCGAAAGCCGCTACGTCGGCGTCAGCCCACGTCTGATCGCGTCTCGTCGAGCGGTACAGTCGCCCGCCTCGTTCTGCGATGTTGACCGAGATCATTCCTCGGTCTTTTGCAAATGACAGTACTCGAACCAAAACCATCCAAGCGAAGTCGGCGCTGCGAGGCTTGTCGGCGAGTGAATCCCGCCACTCCTTAAACGCGCCACGCGTCGACGGTTGCTGCAGGTCGTTAAGCGACAAGGGGCCGAACTGCAGTCGGATCTTGTCCAAATATCGATCGTACTCGTAACGCGTTCCGAGCTTGGTTCGGCGGAAATCTGACGAGCCACGATATAGTGTGATCAGCGTCGACAGATTAGTGGGTGAGGGCGCTCGGCGCCGCTCGTGAGCCTGCCTAAATGCACCAGAAAGAAGTGGATCGTCCGGCTGGATCGGCTCGCCCTTGTCGCTCTTGAGCAGAGGGCCGCCGCGCCAAGCGTAGCAGTAGTAGATGGTCTTGCCGCCGGCGAGGGTCTTCTTGACCTTCGCCAGGCCCTTTAAACTTGCGTCACGCATCGTAACCACCTTTTGAAAAGAAACATCCTGCCGTCGGCAGTTGTGCCGATAGCGTTTCGCTGTCTCCTCATGTGGTGGTGTGCGGTTGGTGGTCGCAGGTAGATGCTATTCTGCGGTTTCTATTACGGTCAAGCTTTTATGGTGACACCGTGGCCTTGGGCAGTCTCGCCAGTGTCGATGAAAATCACGCCCCCAGCTTCGAACGCCCCCTGAATCGACGCGAGGTTGTTAGCAATCGGCGTCCGCTTTCCCGATTCAAAATCGCGGATGGTGGACGGTGAAACGCCGGCAGCAGCGGCCAGCATTGGCTGGTTCCATTCCAGCAGTGCCCTAGCGGCACGGCATTGTGCGGGTGTAATCACAGCGAACCTCATAAAAAAACAACAATGTCATTATTTTGTGTTGACATTGTTGCCGTGTTGGTGTTTTTTACTGACATACACAGTTTACGACCAACAAGCAACCGAGGAGCATACCGAAATGACGCATGCCGCAAGAAGAAGTGAACCGGCGCGGAGCAACGCCAGAGAGCAGTTGCCGCGCGCGCTGGTAGGCAGAAGACGACCTACCTTCCTTGAGCATGATACTGCCGCCGCTTCCCAGGCGGCACACTGCTACAGACCATCCCAAGGCCAGAACCGTTGCGCCATGGAGATTGATGGCGAGCGCGTTCTGGTGGATGTGAGCACATTCACCATTCATGATGAGCGCGCCGTAGTGCTGCGTCATGATGGCAGCATCGGTATCGAGTTTGTCTCTACCGAAGAATCCTATCCCCAACATAACGGTCGCCGCACTGCTTGGGGACGCTCCCGAAAGAACCATGATGGCGGAATAGTACGCGAAGCCGTTACCGTCATTGGCAAGGTCATGGAACCTGAACTTTTCTACGGCGTCACAATTGAAGGTGGACCGTAATGACTTGGCAGCAAATCTACCCCGAGGGCTCGATCGTATTCATCGGTCGCGACAGGTACACGGCTAGACACAATCCTCACTTTCCTGGCATCGATCTTTATCAGGCGGCTTGCGCGTCATGACGGTTTGTCCCGATTACCTTCCGCAGGTAGCCACAGGTGCGACGATCAATGGAGAAGCACGATGACCGGTGCTGCCCGAGAAGCCTCCGCGATATCATTCCTACGAAGGATGACTTCACTTTACGCCGAACTTGATACTGTCTGGAGTCGGCACGGTGAATTGCCCGACGAAGTCAGCGACGCCATCGTCGATGCGGCAGGTCTGGTGTGCGACGCGATTATCAATTCTCCGATCACGTGCGAGGACGATATTGCTTGCAAGCTTCGGTTCGCCGCGGACCTTGTGTCCAGCAAGGATGGAGTGATGCTAGCCGAGCGCCCAGCCGTCGAGCGCGCCCTGCGCGACCTGATAACATTTCGCGAAGCGGAACTGCGCTCTGACAAGCGCCTGCTCGATCGCCTTCAGTTAGTATCCGCTCACCACTAGTTACCTGCGCCAGCCCTGCGCATTCAGGCTGGCTACCTTGCCGCAGCGCGCCTTCGGGTTGCGCGCGGTTTTTATTCCGACAGAAATAGCGACGGCGTAGTCACCACCTAGGCCTCACCAGCAACGAACCGTCGCGGCTCCGCTCCCACTTGGTTGAGTGGGGCCAAATTTTTATCAGGCGAAACTGGACTTTTGAGAGGCTTGTTCTGAAAGTTTCGTCACCGAACTAGAGGAGAACGCATGCGCGCAGCAAACGACAACAGCCCGCTATACCTTTCTGAAGCTTCGATCGCGGCGCGCATCCTTGGCCCGAAGGCAAAAACGCAATGGGATGCGCTTGCGTTGATCTGGGAGCGAGAAGGGTTGCCGAGGATTGATCCTCTCACCGGCTGCCGCTACTGGCCAGCTGTGCGCGCATTTCTTGATCGTCGGCATGGATTGAGCCAGAGCACGCTGCCATCATCTGTAGATGGCTTGGAGAACTGGTCATGACCGACGCGCCTGGCTTGAAACGGAAGCGCAATAAAGACGGATCTTACCGGGAGTATTGGGAGGCACGCGCCGACATAGCAAAGCGTGGCTATCGACCGTCTTCGGTTCGACTTCACTACCCGGAGACACCCGAAGGACGCCAGCAACTGGCGGCTCGATGCCGCATTCTCCAAGCTGAAATGCTCGCGTGGTCGGCTACCGGCGAACACAGGGCACCCGGCTACGACGGTACGATTAAGAGCCTGTCTCGCGCCTATCAGACAAACGAAGATTCGCCACTGCATTCGATGAAATGGAACAGCCGCGAGAACGTGGTCAAGTCCCTCAAGATTATTGAGGCGACCGTAGGGGCAAGGCACGTGAGCAAGCTGCTGGGGCCGGATTTCAAGCGGTGGCACGCTGCATGGGGGCAACCTAGGGACGGTCAGCTAAAGCCTCGGCCGTGGCGAGCCAAACACGCCATGGATACAGTGCGCCAGTTGATAGGCTATGGGGTCACTCTGGGGCACGAAGACTGCTTCCGGGCCGACACCATCCTCAGTAAAATTCGGTTCAAGGCGCCGCCTGCGCGCACGTCCGTGATGACCATCGAACACGTTAACGTTCTGCGAACAGCCGCACATTTCGAAGGCTTCCCTTCGATTGCCCTCGCCACCGTACTGCAGTTTGAACTCGCTTTTCGCCAAAAGGACGTGGTGGGCGAATGGGAACCACGGGACGAGACAGACGATGGCGGCATCACCTACCGAGACAAGCGCTGGGTCAATGGCTTGGTGTGGTCTGACATCGACGACGATTTAATACTGCGCAAGGTCCACACAAAGACAGGCTTCGCTGTCGAACATGATTTGAAGCTGCACCCAGCCGTTCTTCAGGAAATCGACAGGGTTCCGGCCGGCAAGAGGGTCGGTCCAATCATCATTTCTGAAGCAACTGGCGTTCCTTACAAGAACCGCAAATTTACCGAGCGGTGGCGCAAGGTTGCCGATAAGGCCGGCCTACCGAAGCACGTCTGGAACATGGATGCGCGTGCCGGCGCCATCACCGAAGCGTACGACTTAGGCGCCTCGGAAACTGACGTCATGAAATCTGCGGGACACAAAAACCGCCAGACCAGTGCCCGCTACAATCGCGGCACCATCAACCAGACCAGCCGCGTTGCCGAAATGCGTCTAGCAAAACGTACCGAGAACAGCGAGTGA